GCGCGGTCATCACAAAAAGCTGGTCGTTTTGGTTAATGGTGCTCTCTGCTGCTTTGGGCGCTGCTGAATTGGCGCTCCCCTTGTTTAACGGAGTTTTCCCGCAGAAGGTATTCGCCACGGCCTCAATGGTCTTAGGTATTGCCGCTGCGGTCGCTCGCGTGGTGTATCAGGCCACTCTGCACGAGGGAAAGCCCGATGTTCGCTAGATTGCTCGCGGCGTTCCTCGCGCTATTCGCCAAAAAGCCAACGGTTGCAGCGCCGCTACCGACATACACGCCAACGCCTGAACCCGTAAAGCGACCAACAGGAAAAGGCGCGGCAATAGGTGGCGTCGCTGGTGCTGCAACTATCGCGGCAATCGTGGCGTTCATTGGCCCGTGGGAAGGTAGACGCTACGTGGCCTATCAAGACATCGTAGGCGTTTGGACAATCTGCGAAGGCCACACTAAAGGCGTTAAGGCTGGTGACGTTGCAACCGATGCGCAGTGCGACGAAATGGCCGCTCAGGACGTTGCAGAGCACAACGCGGGCATTCGGGCATGTATCACGCGACCAATGCCTCAAAACGTCGAGGTTGCTTTTACTAGCCTCGCGTTTAACGTCGGAGTAGGCGCGTTCTGCGGGTCAACCGCGCTACGTCGTTACAACGCTGGCGACGACTCGGGCGCTTGTGATGCGCTCAACATGTGGAACAAGGCAGGCGGGCGCGTTGTTCGCGGCCTTGTCAATCGGCGCGCAGCCGAATCTGCGCTATGCAAAAAGGATTCAACATGAGCTTTTTATTCGGTGTAGTAGTAGGCGCGACCGCGTGGCATTTCTTCGGCGCGATGGCGATTGAGTTGGTGAAAACCTTGCTCAAAAAGAAAGACGCGCCATGACCGCGCTATTGGCGATTCTGACTAACCGTTACGTGCTGTATGTCGTTGGCTCGCTCGCGTTGATGACAGGCGGCTATTTCGCGTGGCAACACTACGTGGCAGAGCCGTATCGACAGCAGGGGCGCGTAGAGATGCGACCGACGATAGAACTGCTATCGAAGCAACTGCAAAGCGACCAAGCGGCTTTTAACGAGATCGCGGCGAGCATGCAGGCCATTAAAGACGCGTCTGAACGCATGAAAAAAGCCACGGCGCTAGCAGAGAAAGCCAACGCAAACCGCAAGACTCAGGAAGTGGCGCGCGTGGAGTACATCGATAGGCTCGTACCCGTCGGGAATACTGAATGCGAGCGCGTGACCGACGTAATCACGAAAGGGCTGCGCAAATGAAAACCATATCGAGCGTGTGCGCGCTATGGTTGCTCGCAGGCTGCACGGCAACGACCCAATACAGAACCGTTCAGGTGCCCGTGCGCGTGACGTGCGTCACAACCATTCCCGTGAAGCCTACGCGCCTAACACCGTGCGCGCCGGACGTAACCGATAGCCAATGCGTCAAACGTGCGGTTATCGATATAGAGCGCCTAGATTCAGCGCTTGACCAATCAAACGAACTTCTAAAGGCATGCCAATGAACTATTCCACAAAATGCGCGTTTGCTTTAATAGCCGTGCTCGTTATTTCAGGCTGCGCAAGTACCGCACAAATTCAGCAAGAAATGTACAGCCAGCGCACCGCTGAACTGTCAAAAATCAAGCAATCCGAAGCAAACGCCGAGATTGAGCGCCACAAGACAGCGCGCGCGTTCACGTCGCCGGAAGCGCAGCTAGCCTACACAATCAGCGAAGGTATCGCAGCAGCGTTGCGCGCGTCTAACGGCAAGGCTAGCGAACTCCCGCCAATGCCGGTTATTGAAGGGTGGGACGATAAGCTATTGCGCGGCCTATCGATTCTCGCGCCGGTCGCTGGAAACGTAGCGCTCGGAATCGTTCAGTCGCAGGGCGCGGTGAAGATTGCCAAGTACACGACCGATGCAAACGTGCGTATCTCTGAAAGCCGCGATAACTCAGAAACCGCGCGACTCGTTGCCGCTGGCAAGACAAACGCAGAGATTGCAGGCAAGATTCAAGCGCCACCCGGAACGAACATTCATATCGGCGGCGACGGCGTTGTGGGCGACGGAACAATCAACAAGTTCAATCTGTGCCAGAACCAATCAGGGGCAGGCGGCAACGGCGGCAACAGCGCCCCAGGCGGCTCAGGCGGCTCAGGCGGCACGAATGGTCCAGGCGGTAGCAATACAGCAGGCGCGGGCGCTCCTAGTGGTGCTGCGCCTTGTACGATTGCTAAGTAGGCTCGCGCTGATTTATCGCGCCGCTTTGTTGCGGTTCAGCGTAGGCGCTCATCATCAAGTTGTTTTCTTGATGCTGCCACGCCTCGCACTCGCAGACGTAACGACCCGCAGCGTGTGACGCCATACGGTCAAAGCCATGCGGCGCGCGCGGGTCATCGCTGCAAAAAATCATTGAAACAACTTCAGCCATGCGTCATTCTCCTACAGGTGCGCGCTCGGTGCTCATCAGTACAAATTCTCACTGTAGAGCTTCTTGTCATCACCGCCGCACCGATAGATACGCTGACCGGCTGCGATGGCTACCGTTAGCGCTTCCTCTCGTGACATGAAAATGCCGTCTTGGTCGATGAAGCCTTGCTCAAACTTCGCGCTGAGTTTGACGTTGGCGAGTCGCATTTGCATGGTCATCGCGCTATCGAAGTGACGTGCGCCTAGAAACACCCATCCGGTCGTTGTTTCTTTGTTGGCTGCGCAAACCACGCGGCGCGGCTGTGTTGGCTCGGTCATTTGTTCCCCGCTATCAAAGTGGCGAGCGCGTCAATAGAATCAATGCGCAAGACGACGCCGTTTTGGGTGCAACCCATTGGATTTTTTCCCATGCGGCATTCGTGCCAATACCAATGCAGATCGCTATCAATTGCCGGATGTTCGCACTTCAACAGTTTGGCAAGCGTCCGCGTGTAGCGGTCAAACGTGCCCCAAACCGTCGAATGGAATTGGCCCTCTGGTTGTATGCCAATGGCCGCTTCAACGCTGTCAACAAGCGCAACAATTCGCTGGTGCGCGGCTTCCCACGCAACGAGTAAAGCGAGCGTTTCGGTGCGTGTTGGCTCGGTCATTTTGCATTTGCCTCCCAAAACGCATTAAGCGCCTCAGCGATTATCGCGCCCATTTCTTCGTTTTCGTCAAACGAGCATTCAAGGCGCGCTGCATCAGCGGCAATCTTTCCGCTTGAATCGATGATGTAGCCTATCTCGGAATACCGAAACGGCGGCGTGTAGAGCGCGAGCGCTTGTTTGCGTAGGGTGGTCACATCATCCTTTCAGTGCGCATCTGCGCTAGTACAAGTTTTCGCTGTAGAGCTTCTTTTCGTCGCCGCCGCATCGGTAGATTCGCTGACCTGCTGCAAGCGCAACGGCTAACGCTTCCTCGCGCGTCATGAAAACGCCGAATTGGTCAATGAAGCCTTGCTCGAAACACCGGCTTAGCATTTGCTCGATAGGAAATTGAGCGGCAAGAATCTGTAGAACCATTGTCGCATCACCATGACGCGCTCCGCAGAAAACGATTTCCGTCGGCTCGTGTCGCTCTGCCGCACAAACCACGCGGCGCTGTGTTGGCTCGGTCATTGTCCGCCCTCTCTCAACGGCGAGCCTTGCAAGTTGTTACGCTTGAGGTAATCAAGCGCTTGCGCTGGTAGTACGTCATGCGGCGATGCTCTTTGTAGTCCACGGCGCAACCTGTTCACCAGCATCACAAGATCGTCAACAATTCCGCAGACTACGGCAGCGTCGCGCGCAAATTCCGCTAATTCAGCGTGCTCTGCATCGGTTACTTCGTACAGTGGATAGGCACGATTTCTCACGGTTACGTGTAGCGGTTCACTCATTGTCCGCCCTCTATGCTCTCTAGTAGCGCCGTTACTTGCGATTCATGGTGGCGCTGGCAGTACGACTGGATGTCATCGTCGTCAAAGTATTCAGTTGTTCGTGGATTAAGTCGAGTTAGTTGTAAGTGGGAATTGTCCCAAACGACGTACACAAATCCACATGCAGCCGCGCGACCCGTTCCCTTCGAGCTAAACACCCACTCCAGCGGCTTCACGCGCAG